CGTAGCCCTGGACGAGAAGAGGGAGCTGGACGTCGAACAAGTAGTCCACCCACATGTCCGGGTAGACCTCTCGTCCCCACTCCGTGCCGAGCGTCTGGAGGATGATGCGAGCGGAGATCTTCTCCGAGTACTGCTTCTGAAGCTGGGTGAACCATCGATGCAGCCCGTCGAACGCTCTGGCGCGAACGTCCGGGCCCAGGCTCTCGGGAACCACTCGAGCGGTGAACTGATGCAGGATGTGCATCTGCGCCCAGGCCGTGGCCCAAAGTGGCACCGCGTCGAGCGTCTCCTCCCTCTTGCTCGATGGCCCCCAGAGGTTGTCGAAGGGCACGCCGAAGAGCTGGCGGACGAAGCGCTTCATTGGATCGGCGAAGGCGATCTTCACGAGACCAAGTCGCTGGGCGCACCAGTCGGCGACGTAGTCCTTTCCGTTGTCAGCTTCGCCGTTGACGGTCAAGAGCATGGTCTTCTCCTAGGGGCGATGAAAGAGCGGGCCACTGACGTTGCCCACAGTAGTCTGGCGCTTCTGCCGCTCGATGTCTTGCTGACGCTGGCTGATGCGGCGAGAGACGGCCGAGTAGCTCTGTTCCGCTGTCTCGGCGATTGCTTTCACGTGGCGATAGTACGTCTCGTGATAGATGGCCTCTGCCTGCGCTTCGACGTAGCGCCGGTCGATGAGCACCATCGCCTTTCGCTCCGGCTCCGGTCTCTTCTTCTCACCATCCTTCTTGTGAATCATGAGGAGGTGCGCGTTGACGAACTCGAGCTTCTCGTTCGCGATCCGCATCGAAGAGTGTGCCTCAGCGAGCTGCTGCTGGACGTAGTCCATCCAGCCAGAGAGCAAACCGAGATAGTAGCCGAGCCAATCGTCATTGAGGGCCGTCAGGTCAGTTGGGATCCTGCCATTGAACGGCACCGTCTGACCAGTGGCTTGGTCTTGGACTTGGGGTGGGTTCGGGGCGCCACCAAAGCCCTTCTGCAGCAGCATGGTCTGGACCTTCATGGGCACCGCGTTGAACATCCTCGACGCCTCCTCGAAGGAGATGTCGGTTTGGAGATTCTGAAATCCTTGCACGTTATCTCCTCAGGTTGGGGCCGCAGAGCTTGAGGTAGCCGCACTCCCTGCACTCGCTCGTGTTGTTCACTGCCGAGGTGATCTCCCAAGGAGGGAGCTGGTCGTTCTCGATGTAGTACTTCACCGTCTGCAGTTTCTGCTCGATCTGCTGCCAGAGGGCGAAGTCGAAGGGAACGGGGTAGTCGATCTGAGCGCAGGTGTCTTTGTTCAGGTAGAGATAGACGACGAGCGGGACGTCGAAGACGGCCGCATAAATCATCGCCTGCCACTTGTGCTCCGGCTTCGGCCTCTTCAGGTTCGTGTAGCCGTTGGAGTTGATGGTCTTGTACTCGTGGACCATTCGCACCGCAACATCACCAAGCGTAGGAACAGCCGGGATGACGTAGCGGTCGATGATGGCGTCAGCCGAGCCCCGAATCCAGAGATTGTTGGCGACTGGGAGGATCGGCCGACCTTGTTCGTCGAGCGCGTCGGGATCGATGGGCACTTCATCATGGTAGTGCTCTCTCGGCCCCCAGGCCCCGGACTTGCCGTAACTCTGGATGGTGTGGTGCCAGGCGTGCCCGAGATCGAAGATGCGGCGAACGCGCGGGTCGACGTTGTCCTCCGCATAGGGCGCATAGCCGGCGCAGTCGAACCAGAGCTTCTTGATGCACTTGTTCACCTGCGACGGGTGAATGTCGGAATCGTTGCGAGGCGTGTGGAGAACCCAGCCGGGATACTCGCCGTCGCTGCAGCCTTTGCACTGCTTCCACTCCGGTTGGATGAGCGTTGGCCTCTTCGTGTTGAGGCTGTCGAGCCAGCGGTCGAGCCGATCTCTGACTCGCAGGGCCTTCAAGATCTCCTCCCGCTGCTGCACGGGGAGAGACATGAAGTCCCTGATGGTCATGATCTCAAGCATTGGCCCCCTCCAACGTCTTCAGGTAGTCCTTCCAGTAATGCAGACAAAACCACCTATGGTGCGTTGAGCCGTCGATCTGTCGTTTGGAGAAGACGATGTATATGTTCTTCTTCATGAGCTTGAGGATCGTGCGGTCTCGGTCGATGGTTGTCCGAGCCGAAAATGTCTGTAGATCGGCGGCTTGTTGGAACGTGAGCTGCGTCTTAGTGTCGGCCATTGGATAGATGGCAAACTCAGCGACTGGGCGATTGGCGCGATCGACGAAGCAGAGCTGGAGGACTGCATTGTCCAGCCCTGCCTCGCCGATGATCTTGTCCAGGTCCGATAGCTTGAGGATGTACGAGCTCTTGGCGGTGTACTTCGCCTCGGCTCGCACCACGCCAAACTTCCGCACGTCGCCCTTCGCCCCAGGGAGAGCGCCGGATGCTGGCTGAGCTCGACCACCGAGATCTTCGGCCATCCTCTCTTCTTGCTTCCTGCTGACTCTCTTCTGTCGCTTCGACGTGCGGGCGTCCATCAATGCACCTTCACTATGTAGCCGGACTCTTTGAGGATGATGAACATGTTCCCCACGAAGAGTGCGCAGCAGATGAACTTCATGCTGATGTTCAAGAGCGTATCCGCCTTGAAGAACAGGCCCATGAAGAGAAAGAAGAGCGCGTTCAGACAAAGCACTAGTGCCATCATCCCTTTTCCATCCGCGTCATGATTTGGCTATTCGAGAGGCAGAAGGCTTCGACGTACTTGTTGAGGTACTCGTTCGCCTGCGCCTCGGAGTCGAATGGCCCGTGCTCGTATGCCCAAGTCTCGTCGAAGAACCACCACGTGCCGTCCTCATGCTTGTGGACGGGATCCTTTGGATCGCTGTGGTCCTTCTGCCAAGTGGTGTCTTCGCAGAACGACATGCTTCCTCCTAGAACGTCTCCTTCGTGATGAAATTGAGACCGACCTTGGCGAAGATCGCCTGCCGGACCGCCTCCAACAGCGTCGGATTGGTCATGAACGCAGCGGCTGCGTTGTCTTGGCCATTGCAGATGGCGGTACCTTGGAAGCCGTACCAGGCACCGCTAGCCTCGATGACCCCCGTCTTGACGCCGCACATCAGGAGGTTGTGGTAGACGTCTGCGCCGAAGCCGTAGCCATTCTCGCCGTAGTAGAAGCGGTACTCGCCCTCTCCTCCGTCGTGGCAGCCAGCCTTGCCCTTGAGGACGCTCCAGTTGATGACCTTGCCGTGGATGATCTCGTTGGGGTACTTCCCCTCCTTGATCTTCGCCCCCTTCTTCAGGAGCACGTCGACCAGCTTGCCGTGTTTGAGGGCGCGACCACCGGCGATTTGAAGAGGGTTGGCGTACGGACCTGAAGCCTTGAGGTTCTCGCGATACTGGTTGATGCCGAGAACAGTCGTGGTGTTCGGGCGCCCATACTGGTCAGGCAGGTTGAGAGCGGCGTGGAGTCGATGCATGAACGACGTGATGACGCCCGACGCACCGCCGTAGTGCCGATCTTCGAGACCACCCTCGGCCTCTGCCTCGGCTGCCGTGAGAAGCGCACCGAAAGAGTCGATGAGGACAATCTGGAAGAGGTTCGATTCCACCTGCTGGACGGCTGCCTCCAAGAGCTGCTCTGCCGTCTGAAAGATGGATTCCTGGAAGTGGCCCTTCTGGAACCGGAGCCAGTCCAGGGTTTGCTGGTCGAGCGGAGGTAGCCCGTGTCGAGCGCGAGACTGCTCGATGATGTCGATCTCCATCTTCGACATCGCGATGTGCATGCCGCACTTCCACTTCGCGAAGGCCTTGTCGTACTTCTGCTCGGTCATGCAGACGGAGATTGCGGCATCGTCTCCGTAGGTGTTCTGCGCTTCAGCTATGGTCCTATTCGCCAGGTAGGACTTTCCCGAGTTGTCCTCACCGATGATTTGAGATAGACCGCCGGCGGGCCAACCCCCACCGATGGAGATGTCCAGGTCGATGATGCCAGTGGGGCGGCGCAGGCCAAAGACGTTGGAGATCTCGTCGCCGCAGAGAACGGCACCCTTCCCCTCGAAGGCCTTGTTGAGGGTCGCCTGCAAGAGAAGGATGCGCTCCTTGCGGGATAGCGGCACATTCTTCGGAGCCTTCGGCTTGAGCGGAGCTTTGGCTCTCGCCTCCTCCTTCTCTTCCTTCTTCTCCTTCTTGGCTTTCTCTTTGGCTGCGGACGCCATTACGCCACCTGGTCTCCGCCCTCGAATGGGGCGGTGCCGTGAGTTGGGCACTTCGGGGTGGGAGAGTTGGGATCGAGATCGGCGCCGCAGATGGGGCACTTGCTCCCTTCCGCTGCCGTCTTCTCTCCGTCGTTCTTGCTAGTATCGACGCCGTACTTGTCCATTCTATCCTCCTTCAGTCGGCCGGACTCGACTTCGCTTCCACGGTGACGGTGAGGAAGTCCGAGATCTTCACGTCTTTCAAGAGCCGCACTTCGCAGTGAAGCTTCAGCTCACCCTCGATGAGCCTTCCGGCAGCATCGCGCCCTTCGACTTCGAGGGTGATGGCAGTCTTGCCACCCTTGCTGTTCTCCAGGGCCGTGAGCCGGCCCGTCATCTCGCACTTCATGTCGAAGGGC